ACGACTAAACTCCTCAACAACAACGAGCGACGGTAGTCTAGCGAGATGTCAGACGTAGTATACGGCTGCTAAATATTCTTGTGCGTACAGTGCTTACTCACAGTTTGGACACCCTTTACAGTAGCACACATAGTAGTCTACACACAGCAAACTAGCTGACACACTGTACGCAATACACCAGCTATGTACAAACTAAAACTCATATACGATCCAGAGCCAAGAACACAAACGCTCAAAGAAACTGTTACTTTTTGTGCAGCCAATGATCTATATGTGTATCATGGAATAGATGCAGCACAGTGCAGTGCAAGCGAACTACTATTTGAAACGTCAAGGGACCGTATGTTTGCACTACTCTACTTGAGTGGATCACGTAGTTTTACACCTGTTTGTGTGGAATAAAACATCATCTTTTTTCAAACCTGTACACAAGGGGCTTTTTAGGGCGTTGTTTTCAGTCTGTCGTGGTGGTTGTGCAGTTTTTGTTTTTATATGTGTGTCTAGTATCGTTGCACTGGCTAACTAGCGTTAGCTGCTTCGCAGCTTTTTGGGCGCAGGCGCTTCGCGCTTTTGGGCTCACCATCCCTCGGGGCGTGTTCTGCGAAACTTCATTACCAACAGCACTCTGGGACGGCGTGCTTGGGGTGCTAGTGCTCTATGGCGCTGTTTGCCATCAAACACAAACAGTGTGTTGTCTTGGAATGGCACACTACGAGTTCCTTGGTCAGTGTCAAACACAAAGTCTCCACCTCCGGGCGCTGCTGCTGTGTACACTGCTGTGATGTCGCCGTGATCTTGATGTTCGCCTATGTCCTGTCCGGGATGCTGCACAGTTAGATGCACACGCTCGCTCTGCAGGCTCAGTGGATCACAGCCTGTGAGTTCTGCTATGGTTTCCATGGCTTTGATTACTATAAACTTGATCAAAGGATCGTTGGGACGGAAATCAAACGAATAAAATATTTCGCTGTCGGTTTCCTGGGTGTGACGTTTGAGATAAATGCTCTGTGGTGCGTTGTTGCTGTCTGCATATTCTATATAGTGATGTGGTGTTTGATAGGTAAAATGACGATTGAGGAACACCACAAGATCCTCGTCTCCAAACCAAGATTCTACTACTTCGAGCATACTGTTCTCCACTGCTGTAGTGTATATATCTCCGCATGCGAACACGCAACATAATCTGAACGGTTTTGATGTCGCACCACTCCTGAGCCTGCCACAACATCGCCGTCGCGGTATGCAAAAGGTCTAGGTATGGTGATGTCTATGTATTCGCCGTAGTTGGTGCCCAGTGTGAGGAATGTGACCCAACGATTGCCACGACCACGAAACACACGACCGTTGGCAATCACACCCGCAAACTCCACACGGTCCAACCACTGTTGACGAACTCCGCATCCGGGCACAAATCGTTGCTGCCACCATCCAGGTTGGGTGTCTAGTCCCTGTCGGTGTGCTTCACATTGATAGACCCATGATCGATATGATCCTTGGCAGTGACGTAGATTGGCTCTCCAGAATGCTTCCGGGTTGTGTGCTTTTTGATAGGCCAGTGCCCATATGAGTCTGCCCAAGTTAACCGCATGTGCTCTGCATAGTCCAAACCCACTTAGCTCTTGCAGTGCGGCCATGGCTTGGGCTTTGCGGGGATTGTTGCCCAGTCGTTCAACAAACTCCAGTATCTTTTCATCGTTCTTTTTGGCAAACGCTCTGCGATACATGTCTGCTTCATATTGATCTACGCCTATGATTGATGATATAATGTCTATGGCATCGTCTTCAAACACGATTGAGTCTTGTACAGTTTCTTGCGACCAGTCTTGGAACACTGCTGCTTTTTGTCTGCCGCTCATAGCAACAGGTCTTACCATTGCTGTAGCAAACACACAGTCCTGCACACAGGTGGGTTGTATAGCACGAAACAGTCTACGCATAGCAGGTGATTCCCCTTGTGTAACACCCAGCACATCGCCTCTAGCCAGCAATGCTGCTGTTGCACTATCTGTTTCAGGATAGTCTGTGAGTGCTGTGTCAGGATCTATTTCCAACAGTTGACTGAGTCCTCTATTGGCCAATATGTCTACCTTGAGATGTTCAAGGTCCTCTACTTCGTGTTTGTCTAGTAGTATTTGATTGTCTTGTGATATTAGTGATTTTGGTAATTGCCTAGTGAACATTACGATGCCTCCACAGTGTTTTGATATTGCTCTTTTCTTTCCCATTAGTTTGCGTTCGATCCTACGTGCTTCTTTTGGATCAACACCAACCGACTCATATGAGAAGTTTCGTGGAAGATTACCTGTGGCACCCAAACGTTTGGCAGCCTCTCTACGAGCTGATTTTTCTTTGTAGGTGACGTAGTTGCTCAGTCGTGCAGTTTTACCTGGCCATTTGCGGAATATCCTTTCCATGACTTCCGTCTGTCGATGATGTTCAAAGTCTATGTCCACATCCGGTAGGTCGTCCCTAAAAGGGTTCATAAACCGTGCCACAGGTATTTTCCACTTGATCGGGTCTACATCTGTAATACCCAACAAGTAGCACACAAGACTACTGCCTGCAGATCCACGTGTCATGTGTGTAAGATCTGTAGTTAAGTCTATGATGTCACAAATTTGAAGGAAGTAATCAGTGAAACGTTGAGAGAGAATGAGCTCAAATTCTTCAGCTAAACGAGTATGATATTCGTGTTCGGGTGGAACAGGCCTTTTAAATCTATCTAATAGCCTTTGTATGTTTTCTAAATCCGTTGCCATTGTAGCCTCTTGTTGTCTTTGTATGCCTAAACGCTTTCGCGTGAAGTATTTATTATTGTAATTTGAGGCGGTGTTAAAAAAGACTATGTTTTTTCAATTAGTATAGCTGATGGATATTTTAAAACAAAATGTGTAGCATGTTTAGAGTCTTGTATATCTACATATATATCACAGCGGCAATAGGTGTCACTGGGTAATGTTTGGCTAGAACTTCTCAGCAGTTGCCATGTCCAATTGTTTTCCTCTACAGTTTTGTATAGCTGTTCGCCTAATTCTCGCATTATCCATAGCTGTTCCATTTGAGAATTAGCATGTGTCCATTTGTATTCGCATGATCCTAAATAGTATCTCAAAATTCGTACTCAAAGTTTTGACAAGTTTCTCCACGACGCAAAAACTTAGCCCCGTTCCGTAAATGAAAACGTTCTGCCATTTCAGTTAGTGGACTTAGTGTACAGAAGCGTTTAATGTGCGGCTTTTCTCTTTGTATTACTTCTGCAACATTAAAGATGATTTCTCTGCCTGCACCTTTGTCGTAACTCCATACAGTGTAGAACATAGCAGTGTCAGGTTCGATTGCATTCTTGTGATCTAGTTCTTCTTCTGTAATCGCAACACCTTTGGTATATGCTACACAAACAACAGCTCTAGCAACTCCTGCTTCGTCATCTTCTAAACAATAAACTTCTCTACCGTCTTTTATTCTCCAATGCATTGGCAAATGAGGCCGCACAGGATCGTCTTTTACATATCCTAGCGTCCAATCATCATTAATAATTTTTAACAAATGTTAATCTCCTAAATTGTTAATAAACGATCTTAGTTTTGTAGAATCAGTTTGCGCACGTATTTTACCTACAGTATCTCCGTCTGTAGGATCATCTGATTGATGTTCTATAGGTGTTCCTGTATTTCTCTTGAGTTGATCGTATATTGTACTTTTACGTTTGTCAAATTCTTTGTAATCATCTTCTTCACCTAAGTCACGTATACGCAAACTGTCTACATCAAACTCTAGATCAATCTTTTGTCCTACACCGCTTGAACTACGTGTTTTCATCAACTGTATTTGATAACGTCCACGCTCACGCATTGCTCTACTTGTAAAAATACCAATCAAGTTATCTGCTGTATTGATCTTACTAATACCACCCGAGATATGCGAGTGATCAAATTCTATTTCTTCTACACTGCTTCTGTTTAACTGCGATGCTGTAACAAACAGTGTATTAAGTTCCATCGCCAAGTTGCGCAGTTCTTCTGATACATATTTGTCTTTAACAAATAAGTTCTCTGCACTAATCTTAGCAGCAATCGGATGCATCAAATCCAAGTAGTCTACAAGCAATACGTCTACCTTCTTGCCTGTTTTAATTTCATACTCTTTCAAATAACTTCTAATGTCATTTGCATTCTTACCTGTGGGCATGTATTTGACTTGGAATGCACCAGACTTTTTGCCAATCATTTTAACTTTCATTTCGACATCGTCAATGTTCTTGAATACATCACGACTTGGAATGTCTGTAGTCATACTATCTACACGCATGCTAACCAAGTTTTCACTAAGCTCAAACGTCAAGTAAATTACATTCAATCCTGCCAGTGCCCAGTTCACGCCCAAGTTAGCCAAGAACAAACTTTTACCCGAACCAGAGCCACCTGCAAAGATGTTTAGTTCGCCTCTGTTAAATCCACCAAACAGTTTCTTGTCTAGTGCCGGCCAGCCTGTGCTTACTTGTCCGTTCTTGTCT